TGTCGGTCTCACATACATACGGAATGATCAATTCCTCACTGTTCCAGTGTACGATCGAACTCTGATCATCGATCCATCTAAAGGTATTACGCTCCCACAGAGAACGATAGACGATGTTCTTTACATCGCCGACATACTTCTCTGGATGTTTTGGAGTGAATCTACCTCGGTAAGCCATATAAATATAGTAGAAGTTAATGTATCCTTATAGTACGGTGTATTTATATGGCAATCCCAGATTCGGTAAGTTCATTTCTTGATCGGCGCGTCGAAGCGGCCGCGTTTGAATCGAATGATCTTCAGTTTCCTTCGGATCTCAACGGTCTGGATCCCTACATGGTCTTTATTCCACATAGAGCCAAGTACAACAATTCTGGTGCCAGTGTTCAGCAGCAGATCGGAGAACAGTCGGTCGCTCTGTACGTTCCGCCCGGTGTTACGATCTCGGACTCCATGCAGTACGAGTCAAAGTCAGAGGGTCTGGTCGGCGCGGCAATCGATCGATTTCAGCAGGGCACTTTGACCGATATCAGTAAAGAAGACATTGCGGCCATCGCGACGGAACGTGCTCAGGATCTTGCCGCGGCCGCCGGTGGTATTACCGGTGGTCTTCTGGGTGGTGCCGGTGGAGGCGCGATCGGTGCAGTCGCCGGTGGCGGAGCGGTCGATAGTCTACAGGCCATCGGTCAGCGCAGCCGAGGTCGGGTTCTGAATCCTCGAGAGTTCATGCTCTTTAAGTCTCCGGATATGAGAACCTTCAGTTTTCAGTTTCGTATGATTCCAAAGTATAAGAACGAGTCAAGGGTCGTGAGTGAGATCGTGAAGTTCTTTCGATCCGCATCGTATCCGGCTCTATCGGAGGGCGGTATCGACTACGTCTTTCCCGATGCATTCACGATTCGCTTTGGTAATCTTCCGTCGTACATTAAGATTCCGGAGGTCGTGTGTACCGGTGTCGAGGTATCCTACAACCCGACGTCTCCATCGTACTTTGACTCCGAGACTCTGGAAGAGAACGAACCGGTCGAGACCACGCTGAGTCTATCGTTCCAGGAACTCAAGCCCATCAGTAAGGGTCTTATCGATCAAGGATTCTAAATCGAATGTCTTACTTTAAGTATTTTCCTAAGAGGGACTATCGCATCGGTGATACGACTAAGACGGTCACCGACATTAGTAAGTATGCGGCCATCTTCTCTGAGATCGCCGACGACATCTCGTTCTACACATACTATCAGGTCAAACCGGGCGAGCGTCTCGACACGATCTCGTACAAGTTCTACGATACGGTCAACTACTACTGGACGATTCCTCTGATGAATCCGGAGGTCATCGATGTGTGGACCAATCTGCCTCGTGACTATCGTAATCTCGACTCGTATCTTAAAAAACGATATCCGGGTACCGCACTTATCATTCGTGACGATCAGAACATCGCTGGTCTCTTTGAGGTCGGTGAGAGAATCGTCGCGACGAACGGAACGTCGGCAACAATCAGTGAGATCAAACCGACGCTCGGTTATCTGGTCATTGAAGATATCGACGGTCAGTTCCCCGAGAACGAGGAGACGACCGTCACCGGTCAGACACGGGAAAACAGTACGATCATAAAGAACGCGATTCCCTACTACCTCGCACCCGCGTACTACGAGAACAATGACGGTGAGCGAGTTCTGTACGATCAAGTGTCGATTCCAACGACTCTTCAGGAGGAGGCCTTTCAGCAGAACGAGTTTCTTTCTCCGGTTAAGATCATACGTCCTGAATATATAAGTACAGTGGTCAAGAGATTTGAGGATCAGATGGCACTGAGGTCCAGAACCTAGTCATGGTCGAGTATACCGGCAACATCGCCAACGAAGAACTTCTGAGCAGTCTTCCAAAGAAGTTATCGGACCTCGAGGTATCGATCGGTAACTTTCGTGGCGACGTCTACGACATCAGTACACAGGTGGCAGAGATCTCGATCTACGAGTCGATTCGTTCACCCGTTCTCTACGGTGAGATCGCCATCATTGATAACTCGGCCATGATGTCTTCTTTTCCGTTCTTTGGTCAGGAAAGAATCCAGATCAGCTGGCGCCGGGATCAGGAGAGGACGACACGAACTTTCTTTGTGACCGATGTCTACGATGTTCATGCCGGGAATCAGAACACCGGTACCTATGGTCTATCGATCTCTTCGGTAAGACAGGTAAAGAATGCGGTGTCACTCTTTTCGAGAGCGTATAAGGGTCCAGCGGACGAGATCATCAATCGTGTTCATACGGAGTTTCTTGATCAGGAGCTCGATGTTCGTGCTCGAGCAAAGTCCGAGTACAACGTGGTCTTTCCGTATATGAAACCGTTCCAGGCGATCGATATGGTTCGTCGTCATGCTCCGGCGGAGGACGGAACACCGTTCTTTTTGTTCGAGTCGTTCTACGGAACCGACGGTCCTCGGCTCGACTCGCTTGGAAACATGTATGCACAGGAACCGATCATTGAGATCGAACCTAAGCAGCAGACCAACACCGATCCGAACGGTCAGACTCTTCGAGAGAACGAGAAGTTTCGTCGACAGATCTACGACTATATGATTCCTCGAGCCTACGACACACTCGAGAATATCGGGCAGGGTACGTATGCGATGCGTACGACACAGGTCGACTTTACGAAAAAGACCTTTCCTATCTTTGACTACTCGCATCTCGATGAATCGCCGACGGTTGCCGGAGAACACATTCAGCCGGAGTTTAAGATCAAGGATCTGCCGCTGAACGAACTCTACGATACTCGTCACTCGATCGTCTATCAGAATCGCTACGCGTTCGATAACGATCTTCCGAATCTTAACGGATTCGAACCGTTTGATCGAACACGAGTCGATTCGTATCTGAATAAGCTGGGGACCGGCACGTTCTATATGTCGATGGACTCGATGCGCGTAACAGAAAACGGCGAGACGTTCGAGGTCGGTAAGACGGCCGATCTAAGAATTCCAAAGTTTCAGCCAAAGTTCGATGAGAACGAGAGCATTATAGATAAGGTTAACTCGGGTACATATCTGATCATGTCGATTCGTCACTACTTTAAGAGAGAGGAGTACACCTTCTCAGTCGAGTTCTCTCGTGACGGAATCGGTGAACTACAAGAAGAGGAATACGCTACGTCATGATGGGTTTGAGCAACAGTTTTTATATCGGAGTCGTCGAGGATCGACATGATCCACTAAAGATGGGTCGTGTTCGAGTACGTGTGTTCGGTCTTCACTCAAGGGAGAGAAAGAACGACATACCGATCTCAGCGCTTCCATGGTCGATGGTCATGCAACCACCGAATACTCCGACACCGGCGGGTAATCTATCGCAGATGGTCGAGGGTACCTGGGTGGTCGTTATGTATCTCGACGATGCACTTCAGGATCCTCTGGTGATCGGCTCGATTCCGTCGAACTACGAGGAGTCACCCGACTACGAGGACGGTTTCTCTGATCCCTTTGGTGTCTTTCCGCGATGGAGCGGAGAGGAAGACACCACTGACGTCTCGCTCATTACCGATGTCGATCGTTGGACCGAACATCCTACGTACGACGAGAGAAAGAAACAGCGCGTCACGAACATTCCTCTTGCAAGAAAGTATCTAATGCCGACGGTCAGTACGACCGCGGCCGACGAGGACTTTGAGCGATCGACCTGGAACGAGAACGACCTGCGTGGTCTTCAGGAATCGGACTATCCTTACAACTCGGTACGCGAGTTTGAGGGTGGTATGGTCGAGGAGTACGACTCGACGTCGGAGAATTCTCGAATCACAGAGATGCATCAGTCGGGATCGTACCGCGAGATTCTTGACGACGGCACGACCACGACTAAGATCGTCGGCGACGGTTACTCCATTACTCTGAAGGATCACAACATCTTTGTCGAGGGTGATCTGAACATGACCGTGAAGGGTAACATGCGTCATCTTGTCGAGGGCGACTATACACTGGAGGTCGATGGAAGTTATCATGAGTTCGTTCGCGGTAATCGAGAGACGAAGATCGGATCGAACGATCTGCTCGAGATCGGTGCGGATTCATCGAGCAACGTCGGTCAGAACTACGCACTTCATACCGGAGGCAACGCAACGATTCTCTATGACTCGAATCTTACAACGAACGTAGGACAGAGTTCGAACACGACCATCAAGAGTAATCGCTCGTTGGTGACCATCGGTGACTCATCGGAGGTCGTTCTTGGATCGCAGTCCATCGTTTCCATCGGTCAGCGACTCGTGACGACCGAGGGTCTGCATCGAATGGAGTCCGTCGCTAACGTTGAGATCGAGACCGAATCGCAGATCAACGAGACGGCCGAGGGTAACGTCACGATCATCGGTAATCGAATCGATCTGAACCCATAGGACTCGAACATGAAGGGAGTGTACAAGGTTCTGGTCGATGGCGAACTTAAGACGTTCTACGACTACAATGATATACCGATCGAGTTCGACAATCTTATAAAGTTCGAACCCAAGATACCCGAGGGTCCTCATACACACGAGGAACACGAAATGATCGATGATCTGAACAACGTAATTCATGATCTTATGAAACGAGAAAGAGGTAGTCGTCACAGTGGCGATTGAGTTCTCAACGACTATGGATAGTCCCTCCGATCCAGAGAAGGAAGTCGAGGGTGTGTACGTTCGCGGCGATCAATTCGATCAGACGGTCGGTGTGTCGGTACCGTTAGAGATCGGAGGCGGCTCGACGGAGGACGCGACCATTCTATCGATCGATGCCGTGCTACGAGGTGACGAGGCCGAGGAAATAACGGTCACGACTGATACCGACAGTATCACGATCTCCGGCATATCGTTCGGGATGGGACGATGATTTTACGTACCTCGATGTCGGAAAGAGTAACAAGTCAGAGGTACCCGAGAGAACGCGTATCGTTGAGTCGATTCCTTCTGGTCAGGATCTGTTCAATCTCGATCAGTCGACTCAGGATGTTATATTCAGAGAGTACGATGTGACGGTGGTCTATGAGGATGAGACCAACCAACAGCAGACCGATACGGCCGTACTAACACACGAGGTTTCCAATAGTCTGTCCTTTATGGCGAACTACGATTACGGAGAAGGATAATGCCTGCTGTCACGAGAATAGGAGACGCCGATGTTCCACACTGCTCAGGAATGGTTCGAGCACAGGGTTCGGGTAATGTCTTTGTGAACGGAATTGCGGTCAGTCGTGAGGGCGATGTAAACACGATTCATCTTCTTCCGGGTGATCCGTGTCCTCCTCATAACGCTGCGATCTCGACCGGGTCGTCGACGGTCTTTGTGAATTCTCTTGGAACAGGAAGAGTCGGTGACGCTATATCCGGTTGCACTTCGGTCGCAGCCGGTTCATCAAATGTATTTGCGGGTGGTTAGAAACGATGGCTTCGATCTTTGATTCTCTTTGTGGCGAGTCCGGACTTGTAAATCAGATCACTGAGGCGCAGGATCAGATACGCGAGCAGGTGACAGCCGGTAAGAACGCGATCAATGCGGTAAAAGGATTCGTTGAGGACGTAGAGACTCTCTCCGATACGATTCAGAATCAACCGGGTGTGGTGACTCGAAGGCTTCAGGAGGACGTCTTTAACATTCTGAGTCAGGAGGCGCTGAATAATCCTCAGGGTACGATCGCACGACTTCTTGAGCTTCGTGCAACATATCAGGGCGCCGAAGCCGCGATCGATCGAATGATCGAAAACATTGAACAGTTTCTTCGTGATCCACTAAACACGCCTCTTGATATCTGTAAGGACATTCCTAACATCGTAAAGCTCGGGGATCAAGTCGCAGAGTTTGCGTCTCCCTCAGTGACTCCGGATAAACCGCCTGAACCACCGTCGATCGAGGATCTTACGACTGCGATCGGTGAGTCTGACATTCAGACGATTCCGAGATTCCCGTCACAGACGATCAAGAACTCCATCGAAACCGCCGGCAGATACTCCGGGGATCTGGTTCCGGGTGCGGCAGACGAGGCCGCAAGAGGTCAGTAAACGGTTATAAATAATAGTATGGCTACTAATAGATCAACAGACAATATCATCGCAAGAGAGAAGGTGTACAGTGACCTGGATTTCGCTTTTCGCAGAAATCCTATCACCGGTCAACTCGCCATTAAGAAGGACATCGAGTCCGTAAAGCAGTCGGTACTTAATATACTCTCCACCAATCCCGGAGAACGTCCGTTTCGTCCACTCTTTGGTGCGAACATTCAGAAGTATCTTTTTGATAACTTTAATGGTATAAAGGCCGCTCTCATTCGTGAGCAGGTCGAGACCGCACTGCGTAACTTCGAGCCTCGTGTTAATGTTCTTAGCGTTGACGTCGAACAGGCCAGGGATCTTAATTCAATCGAGGTCACGGTGGAGTTCGAGATTCGCTCACCGTCGCGTGACGTCACGTCCGTTAGTTTTACCGTCGAAAGACTGAGATAGTAATATGGCAACAACTTCAACGAATACGACGAAAAGACTCGAGGTCGCCGATATCGACTTTAATGATATCGGTGCCAGTCTTCGTGAATATCTCGAATCCCAGGAGGCCTTTGAAGACTACGACTTTGAGGGATCGGCGATCTCAACGATCATCGATCTACTCGCTTATGTCACTCACTATAACGCTTTGAACGCGAACCTTGGTATCAACGAGGCCTTCCTTGACACCGCTCAGTTTCGTGGGTCGGTCGTAGGTCACGCGAGTACTCTTGGTTACATACCGGGATCCGCAAAGGCTCCGGCCGCATACGTCGACGTCTCGGTCAACAATCCGAACTCTCAGGATCTTACATTGACCAAGGGCACACGATTCAGAACAACGATCGATTCGACATCGTACACGTTCGTGACTGATCGTGAGTACTCGACCGACAATGCAACTTTCGAGAACGTTAAGTTGGTTCAGGGTAACTTTCAGACGATCTCGTTTCTCTATGACGATCAATCCAACGAGAAGTATCTTATTCCGAGTACCGATGTCGACACCGCGTTCATTCGCGTCGAGGTGTACGACTCCAGAAACGAGTCCACCTTTACGGTCTTCAGAGAGGCTAAGTCACTGACAGAGATTCGCGACGACTCTCCGGTATTCTTCCTGAGCGAGAATCCCGAGGGTCTCTTTGAGATCAGATTCGGCGACGGTGTCCTGGGTCGTTCCTTGCAGAGCGGTAACTTTGTCGTGGTCGAGTATCTGGTCACGCAGAAGGAAGACGCGAACGGAGCTCGTACCTTTAACCTTATCGATAACATCGGCGGAAACACCAGCGTATCGATCTCGACGCAGTCACCGGCACGAGGTGGTCAGGAAAGAGAGTCGGTGGATTCCATTCGTCGCCTCGCTCCTCTCTCATACGCGTCTCAGAATCGCGCGGTGGTTCCGAACGACTTCGATGCGATCATCAGCGAGAACTTTTCAAACGTAAGTTCGGTAAAGGTATGGGGCGGTGAGGACAACGAACCGCCGGTGTACGGTAAGGTCTTTATCTCAGTTCTTCCTAAGGAGGGCGAGGTTCTGACTCAGGACGAGGAGCAGGAACTTCTCGATGAAGTGATCAAACCCAAGTCGGTTATCACCGTGACACCGGAACTTCTTGATCCAGAGTTTCTTAACATTACGACGGAGACGTTCTTTAAGTACGATCCGTCACGCACGAATCTGACTCGCGAACAGCTCGAGTCCAAGGCCGTTCGCGCGATTCGTGAGTTTAACGATAACGAGCTCGGTAAGTTCGACAAAGTGTTTAGGTACTCGCGTTATCTTCAGGTCATCGACGAGTCGGACGATGCGATTCTGAACTCCTTTGCTCGTATCTATCTCTCAAGAAGATTCGTTCCTACACTGAACGTTCCGACGACGTACACGCTGAACTTCTCTACGAATCTGTACGAGAGCTTCGGTGCACGTCCGGTGATATACGAATCCTCGACATTCACAGTGAATGGCGAGACGGGATGTCGTTTTAAGGACTTCCTGAGAAACGACGGAACGCGCCGTGTGTCGATCGTAAAGGGTGTAGGAGAGCAGGAAGACATCGTCATAAGGGACGCCGGAGTAATCGAGGGTACAAGAATCATTCTTGAATCGTTTGCACCGGAGTCGATCGACGGTGAGGTCATTAACATCGAGGCCGTTCCTGCTTCATACGACATCGTTGGAACTCTGAACAACGTGGTGCGTTTCGACTGCGACTGCTCACGATTCAATATTCGCGGTGAGGTCGATACGATCGTTTCGGGTCGTGACTACTCCGGCGTAAACTATCAGACGTTTAATAGAGATGGCTAGTAGTAATAACGACAACCGAGAAAAGTATTCTCCGTTCGTCTCGAGTCTTATCAACTCGTTTGTTCCGGATCATATACGCGACAACTATCCGAACCTTGTTGAGTTCATCTCTGCGTATCTGGACTTTCTTGA